CATTTCAACATTTCCATGCTTTTAACGACTTGTTGATACGGCTATCAGGGTCTTTCGCTGTCTTGGCGCTGGTCAGCTTCTTCTTCATGCCTTCCATCCTTGCACAGAACGAGTCTTTGCGAGAGCCGCCTTCCGGCTGGGGAGGTTTCAAATTCATTCCTTGCGCTTTCGCGGAGGCGCGGCCCTTGGCGTTCAAGCCGCCCTTCGGGTTCTTGCCTTCTTTTCGTGTCCATGCTGCTGTTTTAGCCATGATTAGCCTACCTGATTGACCGTGACGATCACGGATGCAGTTGAAGGGTGCGCGGGGGTGACACTAGCGGGGAATGTAGGAACAGTAATACTGGCTATGCTTGGAAGCCACACGATCTGCACATATTGCCCTGCGGTCAAGGTCAGGAAGTAGTTCCAGCCAATAAGGGCGCGGCCAAAAACAGTTGCGCTCTTGCGTGCAGCTAACGAGATAACGCCAGCGGAGGATGGAACATCCACACCATTAACACGCAACCAGATTGTTACTGTTTCAATGTCGTTTTCTACATTCTGGAACTGACCGCTCCACTGGATGTTGTAGTCTCCTGCAACAGCAACTGTAAGCTGCGAACCTGAAACAAGTGTTACGCCATCAACTACGTCTTGCGTATTAAACGTAAACGGTGTGCCTTGAGTAATGTCGCCAGTTTGCGTAGTAAGGTCTTGCCAAGCACCGTGGTTAAAAAACTTGCTACGCGCAAACGCCCCAAAATTAGCAATCGTAGTTTTTACGTTTGCCCCACTTTGAACCATCGGGATTACTTCAGCGCCAGTAAGAGGCGTTGTCGCCGCTGGCATTGCTGATATTTTTTGGTCAGCCATTAGGAAGACTCCAATATAATTTTTTCGTCAGATTCTTGTAGCACATATCCCGGAGCCGTCTCATCTGCAATGTACGCAGTGACACCGTTTGCTGCGCCGTAGCGATCTACAACCCCGTCGTTCCCTACATCATCGCCGGGAGTCCCGCCAATAACGTTAGCCGCACTGACGTGCAAAGCGAAGCCATCACTGGTCTGTGCTTGATTCGCAACACCTGTGTAGCCAACGTAGGGCATTATGCAACCCCGGCCTGAATAACCGTTGCTGTGGCTGTACCAGTGCCAGCAGTAACCAAAACCTTGATCGCTGCTACCGGAAATGCGTAGTTGCCGTCTTGATTGTCTGTCTTGGCTGCAATCGTAGGGTGAGAGAACCACACGGGCGATGCCACTGTTTGCACGTTGTCAAACGTGTGCTGGATCGTGTAGGTCACAGTGCCTGTGGCTACAACACCGAAACCCACATTAAAGGGGCTGATGTATGTGTCCATAGCCAGCACATTGCTTGACCCAGTACCTGTCTTAGTTGCGATTTGTTGGCGCATTATTAATCTCCTAGAAAGTGGGGGCCGAAGCCCCCAAGATTAATTAGGCAGATGTTTGCACACCAGAACCGCTAGCGTCTCGCACCACGTACGCAATCACAACCGTAACCGCGCCAGTAACCGATGTGCCTGTGGCAGTGAACGTAACTGCGGCATCCGTAGAACCGACATTGGCGGCAACGGGCGTAAACGTGGCACTATTGGTGACTACGATTGTATTGGCCGTAGTAATAGTTGAGGCCGTGTTTACGTCAACACCAGCAATAGTCACTTTAAGCGTTGTAGCTGAAGCAAATAATGTAGTAGTCAAGAACTGCACTGATGTAATCAAAGCGCCAGCAGGGATAAATCCTAGTGTGCCTGTGAGTCCAGCGACTTGCGCTGCTGTGAGATTAACCGTTTGAGCAACGATTGTTGCGCCTGTATTGCGAACAGTGCCAGCCGTAGAGCCAGTTGTGTTTTTGACAGTGCCGAGCAGCCAAGGGCCGAGGTGAGTTGCGAATCCCATGATATTTTCCTTACATACAAGATAAGTGCATCAATCAGTATGTTGTCTGCCGGGACAGTTTGATGCACCGGAAAGCCCGGAGTGCTGTATTTATACCACGTCGTTTAAATTCGGACAAGCAATAAAAAGGCTCCCGAAGGAGCCTTTTCTACTAAGCTACTAGAGCTTAAGACGAACCCGGCGAACCAAAGATGCCCAGCGGATCAGAGACACCGAACGAATAGCGTTCGCGGCTCTTGTAACGCACGTTCCCCGTATCAAAATCACCATCCATAGAATTAGACAGTGGCATACGCGTGAAGTGCTTCAAGCCGTTAGGCACGTCAGTCAACAGGAACCAACCGTTTACGTCGGTCAAGAAGTTGTTGACGGTGTAGCCCTCTGGGATCGAACCGTTGTTCTTCAGAGCGTTGATATCGTTGTCGGTAGTGCCAACACGGAGGCTGGTTTCCAACAGGCGAGTAGCAACGAACTGCAGAGCAGGAGGTACGACCAGTTTCTTAGGCTTAGCAGCGATCAACAGACCACGCTCATCAGTCCAAGCAGCGATTTGAATAACAGCGTTTTCCAACGAAGTCTCATTCAAGTCAGCGCCGGTAGTTGGGCGATTGCTGTTAGTGCCACCAGAAACCAGTGGATGCGCTGTGGAACACAGAACAACACCGTCACCGTACGTAGGGCCACCCGTGAACGCGTTGTTCAGGATGTAAGCAGCTTTGACCTGCTTGGTGTACGCCATTGCACGAGCCAGAGCTTTGGTGTAACGAGCAGACAGGCTGTCGTACAAGTTGTCTTCGACTGCTTCTTCAGTAATCGAAAAACCCATTGCGATGGTTTCGTGGTTGTAGCGAGCTGTCCATGCTTCTTGTGCGTTGTCATACGAGATGGCAGAACCCTCGTTTTTGACAGGAGCAGCGGAGAAACCAGACAGTTTTGTCTCTTCTTCAAAGCTACGTTCCGAGGTTTCGGTTTCGTAGATCTCTTTATGCTGTTCGCCGTAGCGTGCATACTCAAGACCAAACAAAGCGTTCAAACCCGGAAGGAGTTCTTTAAGTAGTTGTGCGCGTGAAATAGCCATGATTTAGCTCCTTAAGCGACGGCCAAGCCGGTGGCGTTGTTGTATTGATGGATGCCGAAATTGATCTTAACAATCACTTCGCTGTACGTAGTCGTAGAGGGAGCGGTTGCAGGAACAACGTCGATAACGCGAACTGGGAACGTAGCAGTCACGGCTGGCGAAGTGCTCAGCACAGAGTAGCTAGAGTTGCCAGTAGAGGCAGAGCCAGCAGTAGCCAGAATCGACATGTTAGTGCCGATAGCGTTCTGGGTAACAGTAGCCATGACCACACCAGACGAACAAACGGCAACTTGAAACAGAGTATCCGGATCATCAGCGACCACGGCGAGGACTTTCGTGCCCGACTTGATTGCTTGACTAGCTGGGTAGTACTGTTGCTGTTGGATTTGACCAGTCGAGGCATTGGTAAAGCTAACACCGAGGAACACGCCACAAGGGGTATTAGCCGTTGTGCCAGTATCTTTCTCAATGGTGCCGCCAATAACACGCTTGACAAAATCGCCGTAGAAGATGTTAGCGTTATAACCGCTAGCAATCTCCATCAAACGGGTTGAACCCGCGAACACTTGACCGCCAATCAAATTGACTGGCTTTAGCCCGTACGGGGCATCTACAGTTGGATAAGCCATTTACGACTCCTTAAAGTTTAAGTACCTTTACCGAAAGTGACCTTTGAACTACGCTCTTTGAAAAGCGGCATTCTTGGATCATTTTCACGCATGAAGCTGTTGTCTACCGATTCCATCTGCGAACTAGCCAATTGGCGATAGTGCGCGTCACGTTGATCGACAAACTCAGCGGGTGTTTTGCAAAGCAGCAGGCCACCGACTTCAACACTGTCTGGAAAGCGACTAGCGCTACCCGGAACAAGTGGGATCTCAGGATGTTCTGATGCCTTAACTGGCTCCCAACCTTCGCGGAATTTTGACGAAATATTAAGGGCATCGGGAGCGTTCAGTGTGCTCAGACGAATCCAGCGAAATGCATAACCCGGTTCCGGAGTCGGATCAGGTAGAAGCTGGGGAGGTGCCCAACGCTTTGGGCGCTCGGTCATCTCACGTTTGTCTAAGTCACGGGAAGTACGTTCAATCGTTGCCATTATGATTTCCTCATTTCTTCTGCTACCTTACGTGCATAAAGTTCCAGCGGAACCCCAAGCCGTTTGGCGATGTTTACCTGCGTTTGTGTAAGTACGACTTTGCGAGGCGCGGTACTACGTGAAGCTGGTGCAACTACATTTGACTTTGTGCGCTGAGAAGATTTGGCTTCAGCGGGTTCCTCGGCAAATGACTCCGGGAACCGTTTCTTCATATCCGCGTCGATATTCTCGTAATATTCCGGACTGGATACTCTAACTCCTGATTCAACAAGGTCTTCGTGAAGGCTTAGAGCATAAGCTGTCATCTTGCGATTACCACCAAACCACGGATTTTGCTCTTGCCATTCGCGTGTTTTGGCGTCCACATTGGGCGCTTGTTGAACTGGTTGTTGTGTTTGTACATCATTTCGTGGAGTTTGTACAGGTGCAGGCTTAAAGTTTTGCACACGTTCCGCACGAATTGTGGCGGCGGTCAGCTTAGACTGGGCAGCAATAACGCCGTCAGTATCACCAGCTTCGTAGGCCGTGCGGTATTCGCGCTTGGCCTCATCTACCTCAGACGCCACAATACGCTTAGACTGTTCCAGCAAAGCGCTCTGGTTGGTTGTCAGCGATCCGTGCAGTCTACGGTTCTCTTCTACCGCTGACTGGGCCAAGCGAACGGCTTCTTCACGCTCACGTACCGCGGCTTCTTTAGCCCGTCGTTCTTCGTGATAACCCTTACCTAAATGCGCTAGGCGGTCTTTAAGTCGCTGGTCGGTGTACTTGGACAGCTCTTCATCAGTTACCGCAGCTGGAGCTGAAGTAAGTAGTGTGCGTCCCTTATCCGCTTCGGGAGTATCGTCAACAACTTCAATATTTTCGTCGTTGTCGCCAGTATCTACTTCCGCGGCATTGGCTTCAATCTCGTCAGGAAATTCAAAGGTCGTTTTTTCTGCTGGCATGATAGGCTCCTTAAACTCGTGTCAGACCGCGGGGATCTTGAACTACGGCTTCAATAGAATCATCATTAAGTATCCGCATCTCGCGGCCATGAATCTTAAATCGAGTACCCGAATTTGGGCGCACAATAATAAAATCACCGACCTTGCATGATGGGCCAGATGGGAATCGCTTCTCATCTTTGAATGCGTCTGGGCCAATCTTGGCTACAAACAGCACTGGTGACAACAGTTCTTCAAAGTTCATGGTGTTACCCGCCTTGAGGATACCGCTATCAAACGCCTCACTTGCTTCTGGCAAGATGCACAGAATGTGATACGTCACCGGATCTGGAACCTGCTTGGCTTTCTCTTCTGAGGACGCGTTGAGCACCCCCGTCAGATCAACCGCCGAAACATCGAATTGACTCATTTTCTTCCTTAGTACTGCATGGGGTTTGTAAATATGGGAGGCACCCCAGAAAAAGCCTCATCCAACCTTAATCGTCCTGTTCCTTCAGGCGGATTCTCATCTCTTCAATAATGTATTTACTTCGGGCTAGCCCTGTAATGCGGCCACACAGCTCTCGATACTCCGCATAGTCCTTGGCTGATCCCGAAGACAACGCGTCACTAACGGCTTGGTGCTCTTCGTTAATGTGGCGAATTAACAACGCTAGTACGCTCTGTTCCATTTACTCGCCTTTCTTTGGTTCACGCATAGATTTCTGTGCATCCAGCGCCATCTTCTGCTGCGCAGCACTTTGCTTGATCGACTGGTTCAACTGGTGGTTTTCAGCAGCAAATCGGGCGGCTTGCTGGGCCTGCAGTGACTTTTCGTACGCGGCTTGCTGCGCTTCTTGCATGGCGAGCTGGTGGGTCTGTGCGTCGTTAGCAGCCTTTTGGGCAGGGTCGCCGCCTTGTTTAGCCGCTTCCAGCTGCAGTTTGGCTTGGTTAATGGCAATGTCAGCGTCAACCTTCTTGGCTTTAGTCTGTGAGTCTTGGCCTTTAATCTGCAGTTCTGCTTGTTGCATCTGCATGATCGGGTCTTGAGCTTGCTGCTGGGCCTGCTTCTGAGCTGCTTCTTGCTGGTTTTTCTGCAGGAGTTGCGCCGATGCTTGGGCAACCAAGCGTGACAACTGAACTTCAACCTCTTCTGGCAACGGCGAGTCAGGGTTGGGCAACGGAGCGCCAAGACGTTCTTCAATCTTAGTGCGGTACGCGAACCCAAGGTGCTCAGCAATGTGGGCTTGGATCGACGCCTGCATCTGCTGCGCCATCGGGTTCTGGCCCATAGTCGCTGCGATCATCGGATCTTGCATGAAGGTGCTGTGCACGGCGATGTGCGCCTCATGATCTTGGTAGATAAACGCTTTGGTCGGCTTGCCCTTGAGAAAGGCCATGTTCTCACTGATAGGGTCAACAGGGGTCATGTCGTCCGTTACTGGGACAAGTTTGCCTGCGTTCTTGATGCCCAGCACCTCCAACATCTGACGGTGCAACAACGGCAAGTCATAAATCTGCGGAGCGCCCTGAGCCAGCTGCAGCGCCGCTTGGTACTGCATAATCCGCTGCGCCATCGTCGAGCTGTTAGGGTCGCTGACGGGGATGACCTCCACCATGTCGTAGTCGTCGCGCTTGGCTCTGCGGTCATCGGTAAAGTCAGGTGTGTACTCGTACTCGTCCGATGTGTGGTCACGGATGATGCTCGCCAAGAGCTTGAACTCCTGCTTCATGGAGTAGTGGACACGCGCCTGAACCGCGCTCATGGTCTTCAGTGTGCGTTCCAACAGCGCCAATGTCGTCCCAACAGGTGCGTTTGCACTCATGTCAGAGATGTTCATGTCACTGATAGCGCCAAGGCGGCGAGCTTCTTCAGTTATCTGGTTCAGCAGGGCCAGCAGAACCTGTGATGGCTCTTTATATGGCAGCGGCATGATGTTGTCGCGCAAAGTACCGCTGGAAACGTCCACATCACGGAACTCGCCCGGTGCAATGGGGGTATCGTCACCTTTTATGCGCAAACCGCGGGTTTTCATGCCACCCGGCAGGTTGCTTAGCTGTCCAGCGTCCACCAGCTCACGAATAATGCTCGTACCAGCTCTGGCATAACCACCTATCAGGTGAATTAGACCCAAACCATAAGCGCCGAAGCCCGGAATGTAGGTGTATTGAACAAAATGCTGGCGTTTGAGTTTTTTCTCGTCGTCCTCGTCCCAGTTACGGTACACGCTGAGCACTGTGCCAGTGCCTTTATCAACGGTGACGATGTATGGGCGGGCGATACCGTCCTCATCCTCGTATCCGGGCATGTCGTAATCGACCTGAATCTCAAGAAACTGATACCGCTCATCGTCTGTAAGGGAAAACCCTTGCATGTCGGCCTTTTTCTTCTCGATGTCGGTGCTAATCTGTGTCGGCTCACCCAGATCTTCGTCCAGATAGAACCCAGACACCTGCAGTTTGCGCACATCGTTAGGTGTTTTACGCATGACGTGTGTGACACGCTCCGCAGTCTGTGCACTAGACGCGCCGTAGGGAATGATGACATCCTCGGCTGGGATAAACATGGACACCTGACGGCCAAGCGCTGTGTCGTAGTACACCTTCTTGAAGGCCGAACCTGATAGGCCCAAGCTATACAGCATACGCTCGTGCTCCGGGCGATACTCCAGCATCTTCTCGGTGATCTGGTAGTTCATGTCTTCCTTGACACGAGCCGCGGCTTCTTCTTTTTTCTTGTCGAACTTGCCGATGATCTCGGTCTTGACAGGGCCAGCTGCGGGAAACGTCTCCATGATGGTTTCAGACTGGAACCTAATCGCAGCTTCTGCCAGCACGGTGGAATACACACCACATGCCCCGTTCCACGGTTCTGTCCGCTCTTCGTAGCGCATACCCAGAACTTCTAACCCTTTGACGAACGTATCAGCCCACTCTTTGCGGCTGGCAATGTCCATGTCTACCAAGTCAACAAGCTCAGACCCCAGCTCCTGCAGGGCACTCTTGTCCATGTACTCAGCTAGATTGGCACTAAACTCCGCGCCTTCATCTAGTGTGATCTCAATAGACTCTGGGTTGAGGATGTCAATCTCGATAGCTTCCGGGTCGCTGACCTCAATCTCAATCGAACCCTCTGGTGCGTCTTCGTCAATGCCGGTAGGGGCTGGGTAAAGGGCTTTGTCCATTGGGTGTCCTATTTGAGCGTTGCCCGATTAGTCTTCGGGTTGTATGTGTACTTACTGGTGGCTTTACCGGAACTCTTAGAGGCCCGGTCTTTAGCGCGTTCTTCCGCGGTCATTTTATTACGAGCGGCACCAGCTGGTGTAAGTTCTTCTGAGTCTGCCTTGAGCTGACCCCGTTGGCGCAGCAGGCCGATCGCCATGTCCCGGTTCCCAACCTGTGCGGTTAAGCGGTCAATCAGGTCGTTACGCCCCATGTGCTTTTGTGTCATCAGTAGTATCCTCCGGTCTTGCGCGGTATAAAGTCGTCCTGACTGTGTATGTCGTTGCGCTGGGTTAGCAGCCCGCCTTTGCGAATCCTCATTAGCGCCAGTGTGCAAGTGTCCACCTCATCGTCGTGCTCGCCTGCTGGAAACGCCAGTATCTCCTCGACCACGGAACTGGCCCAGCTAGTCTCTGGAAACCACACATGGCCCGATGCAAACATATCAGTGACGGCATTAAGTCTAGCTATCTTGTCCTGCCCTTTGCCCGGACTATAGTCCTGCACAAAGATACCTGACCGACGCATCTCATCAATCAGTGGCTGTCCGCTGGCCTTAGCCTCCACGATCACACTATCTGGTTGCCACTCTTCAAACTGGTCGTGCGCCATCTTCTTAAGTTCTGGAAACTCAAACTTACCCTTGACCCGATTAAGCAGGATGACATTAGTATCGCCGTCCTCGGTTGTCCATACACCCCATGTCTGACCGACTGAAAAGTCAGACCGCTGCTTAGTAGTAAGCGCAGTATCCCAAGCCTGTACGATGAAGTCAACTCGTGGTGGGTCTTCATGTGTCCACCATTGAATCCATTCACGCTTAATAATCGCAGCTTCTGACGCCGTGGGGTTCTGTTGGTACTGCGCAAACCACTGCCACATAATGTGGTGCATCGACGCACGGGTCTGCTGCAGACTCTCGATCGTCCACTGCTCAGGCCACAGGGATTTCTCGTCGTCGGTGCCTTCGTTGAGAATGGCTGGAAACTCAAACGTCTCGTACTTGTCCCCGCCGTCGTTCATCTCGGAGTCTTTAATAAGCCGACCGATCAAGTCCCGCTGGTGCCAGCGAGTGTGCAGGACACATATCTTGCCGTCAGGCATCAAGCGAGTCCGAAGGCCAGCGCTGAACCATTCATACACAGCATCTAGTGACGTAGTGTTGCCCGCCTTGATGTCCTGCTCGGACAGCGGATCATCGGCCACGATTAAGTGAGCACCACGGCCAGCCAGCGCACCGCCGACACCGATCGCAAAGAACTCGCCGCCCGCCGTGGTATTCCACTGGCCTGCAGCTTTAGCGTCTGCCGCTATGCGAGTATCCGGAAACACTTCCTTATACTCAGCGGTTTGCATCAAGTTACGCACCTTACGGGACATGACCACAGCCAAGTCAACCGTGTGGGATGCCACAATAACTTTGTGATCCGGGTGTCTACCTAGATACCACGCCGGGTAGTAGATAGAGATCATCTGGGACTTGCCGAACCGCGGGGCCATACTCACAGCTATCCGGTTCTTGATATTGCGCTCTACGTCCATCAGCAAGCCACCTAGTTTCTTAAGGTGGGAGCCAAACTTGTATGTGCCGTCCATAGCCGCAATAAACGCAAGGAAGTCGTTCTGGCATATGACGTTGCGTTTGCGGGTCTCCAGCTCGTGCATCATGGAGAGGATCGTCGCCTTCTCCGAGTCGGGTAAGGACTTGAGCACCATCTCGATTTGTGCTGGCGTCACCGGCTTACCACGTCAGTTACTGCGTGGGGGGTGAATGTCTCTGCCTCGATCACCCGTGTCAAGCGCTCACGTAGCATCTGCTCCAGCTCCTCGGTTGGCCGGTGACGCATAGTAATCTCGGTCTTCTCGGTGAATAACCCAACGTCTGAGATCTTGCCCAGCATCTCCAGCGCCTTAATACGGATACGCGGGTCTGGGCTGTCTGACTCAAGCAGCAAGCGGTTGGTGATGTATGTGCGTAGCTGGGCGGCTGACTGCACTACCGTTTTGTCGTACTCCGACAGGAGGGCTGCAACTTGGGCAACTACTCCGGGTGAACTTAGGTCTGCATTGTTTGCTGTTTTGTGTCCGAGGAATATCTCTTGCGCAAGTATCTGTTCTTCGTGGTCAGGCACAACAACGGCACCTACATCGTCAAGGGCTGCAATGGCCGCGTTTATGCGCTCCTGCAACGACTCAAACGTAGGATTGAAATCAGCCAGTGGGATTTCTGTGTC